GGCGTTTTTGCGACTACTTGCTGCGGTGTTATTAATAGTATCATAATTTATTTTATATGTCGTGAGGTGCTATCCCTGCTATTCCACTTGCTCTATCTTTTTTCGCATCGTCAATAGCAATTGGAGATTTAACATCAGGCACTACATCTTTAATTTTATAAGTTAATTTTTCCCAATAATGTTTGCAAGTTCCACCTACAAAGTTTGCAGAAAGCAATCCACCACCCTTGTATTTCCAGATAGAATATGGATTATTTGGGTTAGGATGTTTACCGAATCCGGGGTTAACTGTGATATCACCCATGGCCTCAATATCCTCTCTTCTGTAAATCTTATTTGCTCTCATCATATTTTTACAAAATTCTCTTTCGGGTGACGAATTACCTGCGTATCTGTAACGGAAAAGATAAAAATCAGTATCGTAAATACTTCTTCGATTTGAGTTTGCAGTTCCGGTGCTTGTGGCAAATTTATAAGTTAGCTTTTCTTCTTCTTCATAGTCAACAGGTTTGCATTCTATTAACTCATAATTCTCTAAATCTTCATCCTCGCCTAATTCAATAAGTTCAATACCTATTTTTTTTTTTTCTTCTGATAGTTTTACTTCCGTTTCAACTTCAACTTTTTTAGGTCGTAAATTCATAAAATACAACTCCAAAGTAATTTTATTTTGACCTAATACGTATTCAAATCCATCGGTTAAAGCGTTTTGCATTGGCGTAATTACATTCAACATTGTTTCGTTAAATGCAGTTTCGATTTCATCTGCATTACTGCTAAATCCTGTTCCCGATTGAATACCTAAAATTGCACCGCTTACAACTTTATGAGCTGTCAATAATTGCTTTCTCGCTTCCTCTGTTAAAAATTGATATTGTTGATGCGCATCAGCTATCGTTATAGTTTCAATTGTAGTGGCATTATCCTTATTTGAGTTAAAAGATAAGATAAACTTATTAGCGTTATTTGCACCTGTCCATTTTTTAATAATGTTACGTTCAAATTGCGTTTTGACCTCATCATCAGTAACGCCTTCATTTACATTTATAATATGCCCTGCGCTCAATCCGTTTTTAATATGGTTTACACAATAAACAGAAATTTGCTCTTCTAATTCAGCATAATTTAAACCCGAATAATATGAAGGCCTTGCAAAATAGAAATCGTTTATTGAATATTCCTTAATTACAAATACTGTCTTTTTTTCCGTTGTGCCTTGAACAAATACCGGTATTTGAGTTGGCGGGTATTTTCTTAAATCACTCCAATCATAAGAATACCAATAAGAATTAATAACTCCATTTTCATCAACTTCATTTGGAACTACTTTGTTTTTTGGCAAGTGATTTATTTCTGCAATTTCATTTCCTGTTTTACCTAAAATTATCTCAAAACTACATTCATGAAATAAGGTATAATCTTTTACTAATTTACGAACTATATCTTTTGTAAATAGTTTGTTTACTTTAGCCATTTGGATGGCTTGGTTAGCCATATAATTTGCAGTCAATCCTTGGCCATAAGTATATGAATAATAACTATCTAAAATAGCAGCGTTTGTTGGAGAATGTTTGTAACGATTAATTACATAATCATAACCCTCATTATTTTTTCCGTTTAATACATAAGTTTTACCGCTTGGCTTTACCTTGTCAAAAATCTGCGTATCAAATGCGCTTAAACTTATTGTTCTTAAATCTCCCATTATTGATTGATTTTATAATTTTGTAAATCTGTTTGATCCGTTGCAAATGCTTTGCCTCGAAATAGTGTATTTTCATTATCGTAAACTTCAAATTCAAAAGTGCTTCCTTCGCTTACTGTTTTCGTAAATTCAAAAGTCAAATAACCATAACTATAAACAGCCGACAAATCCTCAAAAGTTTCTTCTGTGGCTTTGCTTTCATCACGTATTTTTAAAGTAACTAAACTCGCTTCATAACGAGGTATAATAGTTACAGTTTGAGTTTCTTCAGATGGTCTAAATATTATCATACTAATATAACGAAAAAAAAAGTTTTTGATACAAAAAAAAAGTCAGCATAACTTAATACGCTGACTTTTACATTTATTTTAAAAAAACTTAATCGTTTACATATTGGTCAGAAACCAAAGCAAGTAAAGAAGTTACTGCTGAACTTGATAAAATTGGAGCAGTTTCAGGCTCTAACGCTTGTAATGTCATTTTCAATCCGTAAAAATCACCTAAAGCACCACCTAATTCTCTTGTTCCTGTTGTTTTATCAGCACCATTTTTCAATCCAATAGCATGATAAGTTCCATTGTTATCTTCTAAAAAGATTAACATTCTATCTCTTGAAAGCAATTTAGCTTGATTAACTAAAGCAGCAGTTAAGCCGGTTAACATCAAATTTAATTGACTATCATAAAAAATAGTTCCGTTATCTCTTGAAGCTGTTTCAGTTTCAACATAAGTGTTACCTGTATTTTTCAATTCAAATTTGAAAACTTCATCCAAAGTTCCCAAACCTGTAAGTTCTGAATTAACTACCGTTGCACCAATATCTGAAAATGGAGCAAAATAGGCATTAACTAAACCACCTGTAAAATTTTTGCATTCTAAAAGTCTGCCGTTTGTTATAAATTCACACGCTGCCATTATTATAATTTTTTAAATAAGGCGGTATTTTCAACCGCCTTGTTATTTATTAAACTGTGTAAGTTGTGTATAAAACAACTTCTGCACCTCTTACATATTGTACTCCTGCTGTGTAAACCATTTTGTAACGAACTGTTCCGCTCAAATCAGTATCATCCATGTCTTTAACACGCACTTCATTATGATCAGAAAGCAAACCTGTTCCAAAATATAAGTTTTTCTTTTGGTAAACTACCATAGTACTTGCAGGTAAACCATTGATAACTTCTAAAACGTAAGTTCCATAACGTAATTGAAAATCCTCACCACCAAAACCTGCGTTGATACCTGCTCCGATTAATGCTTGTTGGTAAAACAAAGCCACATCAGAAGAAACTGCAAATACTAAATCTGTTTTTCTTCTTAAAGCTACAGGAACAGCAGCCATAGTAGCCTCGATTTTAGAGATTACGTTTGATTTTGTGATAGCAACAGGTGAAGCTACATCAATTACAGTTGCATCGCCTAAAAATGCAGGAATGAATCCATCAAAATGCCCATCGTCTGTAGCGTCACCAATCCAAATATCTGAATCAGTAGCTTGTGCTGTATCAGCTAAAATTTCAACTAATAATGCAGCTTCCTCATCAACCGGCATATTGTCGTTGTGAGCAGAGAACCCCATTGAAGCAGTATCCCATACATTTCTAAAATCTTCTTTACAAAGTTCAGCCTCGTTTTTGATTTTCTTTGGCTCTAAAATTACCTCGTCAAGTGTCACACTTCCCGCAGGAGTGAAACCACAAGAATAATCTGTTCTACCATTACCGTAGTCAATTTTACGGATTACTTGTTTTACAGGAATATTTGGTAAAATAGTTACCAAACCTCTCTGAATAGTGTCTGCTTCTTTAAAAGCTTTCCCTATAATTTCACCTGCCACCGTTCCTGCATAGGAACTGTTTACTGTTGTTGTTGTTGCCATCTTTTTTTAGTTTTTATTTTTTAATTCTGTTAATGATAATGCTAATCTACCTTTTAATGTTTTTGGTTTTTCTGTTGTAGCTTGTAATGGTGCTACTTTTGTTTTTGTTACCGCAGGAGTTTCAGAAAGTTCAACTTTTAAAGTTTCGTTTTCTTTAATTTGCTCCGATAATTTAGTTTCGATTGCTGAAAATCTTTGCTCTAAATTCTCATTGAATTTTATTAGCATTGAACTAATAGCATTTTTTAAATCTGAAACCTCTGTTGTGTTTACTGATGCAGGAGCAGCCAATTCTTCAACCGGTGCTTCAACTACTTCTTCTTCTTCTTTTGCTGAAATCTCTGCAATAATACCTACCTCTGTAACTGAAATAGTAGTTCCATCGTTAAGCGTGTACTCTCCAATCGGAGCAGGTACATTTCCGTCAGGAGTTGCAACTGAAATAGTGCCACCAATTTCCGGCATTTCAGTTTCTGTTACTAACGTTAAACTGCCATCTTCGGTTTTCCATTCGGCTAATTTAACTTGTTTGCCTAAAAGAGTTTTAAACTCATTTAGCAAATCGTCTTTCATTTGTTTAAAATCCATATTTACTTTTGTTAATGTTACTTTTTCGTCAAACATACCTTCTATTGAAAATCCGCTTCCGTTATCTTTACACAATTGCCATTGCTCCTCATCTTCAATTTTCATAGCCACAACCCAACTGCCAACAGGCGCATCAATTCCGTATAATGCTGTCTTATCTTTTTCTAAATCTTCAACAATCCAACTCTCTACGATTGTTCCATTCAAAGTATATTTAGAATGCTCTAAATTTGCATTACTTTGATTGCCTTTTTTAAGATACAATTCCGAGGCACGTTTTATTGTTTCTTTAGAAAAATAAACATAGTACTCTTCCTTTGTTTTTTCATCAAATCGATAAATCTTTTTTTCGGGAATCAATGCAACCCCTAATAATATTTTCTTTTCATTATCGATTTTTGCAAATTGTACTTTTTTTTCATCCGCCAAAGCAATAAACTTGCTCTCCATGGCCGGAGATCCAACTACTGAAATGCAGTCAATCCCTTGTATTTCTTCATCCGATAAAAATAACTCGTATGTTTTCATAACTATATAACGATATTTTTTTTTACTGATATATTTTTTTTATCCAAAAGTTGATGTAGCCACCGCATTACGGTCAAGAGCTTGTTGAGTGCTTACTTGGTTACCCACGACATAAGTTTGTATTGGTCTATTTTGTTGCCCTGCAATTGTTTGACTTAATTGGTTGGTTGAACTTTGACCTACAATATTAAATTGTGGCGGAGCAGGTGCGCTTCCACCACCACCACCACCTGAAACAGATGAACCACTTGAAGCACCACCCACATTTGTAGACAATATTTTTCTAATTTGTAAGGCTGCAAACACTCCCGCTAAAGATGCTTGTACAACCGGATAAGCAGGAAATCCTACTGTTATAGGAGATTTTTGAGCAGTAGTATAAGCATTTTGAACACCTTCTATACCGCTAATGGTAGCTTGTGCAACCGCAACCGCTTTTCCTATTTTAGAACCTTTTCCCGCTATCTCTGCAACCAAAGATAAACCTTGTTGAGCGAAAGCTAATTTAGCATCTAATAAGGCTTGTTCTTTTTGTTTAGCTTCTTCTTTAGCTTTATCGTCAATATCACCTAAATCTTTTTCAAGTTTCTTTTTTAATTCTGTTTGTAATGCTGCATTTCCTTCAGCAGCTAAATATTCGGCCTCATATTTTTGGGTTAAAACAAGTTTTTCATACTCGCTTTTTTCCATTGACAATTCTTGTAATCGCAACCACTCGGCATCTTCTTTAGCTATTTTTTGTTGTGCTAATTTTTTGTCTAATTCTAATTGAAGATTAAAATATTTTTCGTCTAATAATGCTTTTAAATTTGCTTTTTCATTTTCTGTTTTTGCTAATTGATTTATTTCTTCTAAATCACGTTGTTTTTGTAAGTCAAGTTTTTCTTGTTCTGTAACTGCCGATGCATCTTGATTTGCTTTTAAATAATTAGCATATAAATCATTTAGTTTTTGTAACCTTTCTTCTTCTATTTTAGCATTTTCTTCTGCTATTTTAGCAGCATCTTCACCTGCTTTTTTATCTATATCATTTATTTGATTTTGAAAACCTGCTTTGTCATTAGCTAATTCATCTAAATATAATTTAGCTTCTTTAACTGTTTTTTCTCCTTCTATCCTTGTTTTTTCTGGGTCAAAACCTAATTTGGTTACATAATCCGCTGCTTTTTCTGCAAACTTTTCGTCAATCCTTGCTTTTATTTCAACACCGGGGATTTTATTAATTAAATCAATAACTTTATTTATAGCTTTTGCGCCATTTTCAAATAAAAGTCTTTGGGGTATAGATATAAAATCAATAAAAGATTTTAAATATTTATAGTTTAGCTCTACCGCTTTTTGTTGTTGTTCGTTAGTTGTTTCAATTCTTTTAAGGTCAACTTTAGCAGCAAGAATAGTTTGGTCAGTTTGAGCAATTTTGATTTTCAAAATATCTCTTTCACTTTTACCTTGAAGTTTTAAAATATCATCTTGGTTACCAATAGCTTTTAATTTTTCCTGCTCTTGCGCTAAATTTTTCTTGCTTTCTGCGTTTAGTTTTTTCTGTTGTTCACTAACTCCACTAACTGCCTCTTTTATATCATCCCAATAAGCATAAATAGCACCTAACGCAACAACTAATAAACCAATACCAGTACTACCTATGGCTTTTTTTATACCATTAAACGCATCAATAGCAACAGCCTTTAATTGTTTAAAGCTATCTCTCGCCTCTCCTAATGCTTGGAAACCTTGAGCGATAGCCATAGCAGACTGAACTTTTAAAAGTTGTTTTTCTAAATCTTTAGACTCAACTCCTATTAATCCCATAGCACCTTGATAAGCAGCAAATCCTCCAGCTACTCCGGATAACGATGCAGATAATGCCTTGAATTTTGCATCAGGATTAAAGGCGTCTGTTAAATTTTTAGCATCTCCAATTCTATCTTTTAGATCTGCTGCTCTTTTAGCTGCTTCGACTGCTTCTTTTGAAGTTGCTCCGAACTTATCAGATAAGGCCGCTACTTCAGCTTGTGCCTCACGTAATTGAGTTTTTAAAGACTTGGCTGCCTCCTCGGTTTTTTTAAAATTTTGAGTAAAGTTATCTAACCCGCCATTGGCACGTACAACATCAACATCTATTTCAATCGTTTTCTTAATCGCCATCTTTTTACTGTTTTAAATAATTCTTTATAAGTTCTTGGGTAACGATAAGCACCTTTTGCAAATTCTATATTTTCGCTTCCGTTATAAAAATCCATTGTGTTTAATAATTCTACTAACTTCCCTATCATTGTGTTTGTGTTATTGTTAATGTAAATGTGTCAAGTCCTATAACTACCTCTAATTCCATGCTTCTTACATTTGTCGGATTTGTTATTGCGGTTGTGTACTCTGAAACTTTGATTAAAAGGTAAGCACTTGTATTGCCAAAAGTATTTTCTAAATCAACCCATCCAACACCATCACCTGTATCCACTTTTGTAACTACATAAGGACTATTCGCAAGTATTTTCAAGTCATAATCTTGCGCTCCACTTGTAGCAAATAATTCTGTGTATTGAATGCCATTGTCAAATGGTGAATATTGTGGCAAATAGTAATATGTAGCATCCGCACTTATTTCGGTTGTATCAACCGAATATTCAATAGTATCAACTGTAATCGGTATAATTGAATTTATACTTTTATAAGGCGCACCGATATAATTCAATAATTCATAATTTACCTCGCCTGTGGTAAGATTAGAACGCATTGAATTAATTATATATGCCCTATCGCTTATTTGTATCCTATCATTTAAATTAATATCAATGATTTTACCTATCGGTAATTGCGCTCTATAATTTCCTATTCGTCTTTTTGTTGAATATAAGTCTGAAATATAGTCCTGCCAATAGTTACTGAATAAATTATTTGTTATTTCAGAATATAAAAACGTTGATTGATCAGATGAAAAGTTTACTGATTGTGTAACTTGGCTAATATTACTATCATTTTCAGTTGATGTAAACCAAGTGTAATTTATATCTGAACTACCTACTGTCTTAATTGGAATATCATAAAACTGATAACCGGCACGATAAAAAATATAAGGCTTACCAATATATGGTTGCAAGTTCTTATCAATCGACTTACCAACTTGCACGTTTGTTAATTCATCTGTACTTCTGTCTGTCAATCGTTCAAACATTAAGTTATCGAATTGGGTTTCAACTTTTAATTCACCGCCATCAATATCGTATGTAGTAGCTAAATCGCCATAACCTAAATCAAGGCCATTGTTTTCTCTAAATTTTTCGTTTAATATTTGTCCTGACTTTTGATGTTTAAAGTCTATGCGTTTAAATAGCTTTGGCCTTTTGATTGTGATATCTTTGGTGTCGATGTAATTTGTAATATCAACTAACTTGCCTTTACTATACCAATCGTCTAAAGGAATAAAAGCGAAGCTATTATTTGAGGTTGGCGTTAAAATTAAATTAAACATTCTAATAATAGAAGTAATAAAATCTCTAACTTTTAATTTTGGTAAATTATTTGATATTTTTATTGCTCCAACAAAAGATTGTAATCCTTGACCTTCAGTAATTTGAAATTTACCACCTGTAAAATATTCTCTTTCAGCTCCTACTCTTGGAGTATATTCAAAAGGAGAATTACATAATACTTTATAATAAAACTCGCCATTAGCATCTGCTTGTACTCGTAAAACTTGAAGGCCTCTAACTAAATTTAAACTGCCTAATAAATTATCAGCTACATCAAATATTTGAATTGAATAATCTGTATTTAAATATGCACTACTTGGATTTATTGATATAAGCAGCCAAGTATGCAACCAACTACCTGAAGTTGTTAATACGTTTGTAGTTGTGTTTAAAGTAATATCTATAAGTGATAATTCGCCTTGGTTTGTTAAATCAACTATTGCACCGGTTTCAGCTATTGCTAAACTATCAGCTTTATTATGCAACCACATAAACAAATTACCAAAAGCAGCACGATTTAAAAACTCCCTATCAAATGAAATATTATATTTATTTTCAATAGCTTCTATTATTCTAATAATTCTTAAAGCAGGTTTTAAATCGCTATATTTTATTGCTCCTGCTGTTTCATTTATATTATCTACTGCTGTTGGACTCCCTATTTGAAAGTTTCTAACGCTTGAAATTAATGGATAATAAATGTCACCATCATTAATATTTTCGCTATATATTGCAGGGAATACCGTTGCAGGACTATATGAATGGTCAAACTCTGACAAGTCTAAAACTGTTAAATCATCATCTCCAAATTTATCAGATAGGTTTACTACTTTAGAAAAGAAACGAATTGTATAACTTGTAGGTTGAGCGTTTTTTAACTTTACATCTTCCAACTGAATTAGTCCAAATCTAAATGGCAAACTACCAATTTCAATTAACGAGCTTACACGAATGTTAGGATTAAAACTTCCATCGACATCAGAGTTATAATAGTGTTGAAATATTCTGTTATTTGTATCACTTGCCGGAATTGTAAACGACTGCGAAAAATCGCTGAACGTCTTTGAAATATCATTTATATTTTGAACGCTTGAATTTAACTCAAAGTTTTCATCCTTGAATAAATCAACCTTTATAAAATTATCGGGGTTATTTATATCTTGTATGTATAGGTTAGTTCCTATCATTATTGTACGTTATTTATAATGTCAAATGAATATTTAAAGTTAAACGAATATTGTATTAACTTGTCATTTAATTGCGTTTTATATGCTACTGATTTACTCTCTAAATTAACAGGAAGTATCTCGCCATCTTCAATAAACCATTTCTTCTCTGACAATAGCATTTGTTTTACGTTTTCATTTTCTTCTTCATTCAGATAATCAGTATTGCAAATGATTGCGCTTCTTCCATTTAAATTAAAAGTGCTATATTGATGATCCGTTGTATTGTAAATCCCGAAATTAGAAGTTAACCCTCTGTAATCTTCGCCATCAACATCGTCTGTTCTTTTATTTACCAATGTAAGAAAAAACGATTGTGGAAATCCGAACTTATTTATAAATACACAATTGATAACCGGATAAATACAGCCATCTAAAACATTATAAGTAATTGTTCGAGTTTCATCCTCATAAACAAACTCACAAACTATAACATCATCAGTATCGTAGTCTTTTAAATTTATGCTTTGAATGTACTCTGTATTTAAATCCAAATTGGCAGTAATAGTAATTGCATCACCATTAACCTCTAAAGAAGTCAAACCATCAGTTATAAAATAAAGCCTATTGTCATTATCTCTGAAATGTCTTTGATTATTTTTTGATATCAAAACTTTGCTTGATAGTTGTGGATTGAAACCCTCGTTAAAATATCCATAACCATACATGGCTAAAAGAGTTCCTTCAACTTGAAAAACTTGGTCGTTATTATCAAAGCATAAAGCATTATATTTTACCCAACAAGTTGCATCGGGTTGAGTTGGTTGGACTCCTGCCAAAAGATAATTATCAATACTAGGATTTGTATTTTCTTTTATCAAGTGGTTAATGTCAAAAGATATTGTGCTTTGGCCTAATTGAACAACTTGCTTTGATAGTTGATAGTTCGGTAATGTTGGCAATGTATTTACATCGGGACTATATGCAAAAAACTCCATTGTTACAGTATCAAATAAAACGTTTGGAGTTATGCGCAAAGAATAAGTGCTTCTTACTAAAGCGTAAGTCAATGGCAGCTCAACATTTGTGTTAATTATTTCATAAGTAATTCCTGCAGTTCCGCTATAACTTATATTGATATTCCCTTCGCTTGAATTTTCAGGCTCAACATCACAATGAACTATATTAGAAGTCCTTGTAAAAGTAATATAATCGGGAACTGCAAATGCTTGTAAATAGGTAAGTAAATTTGTTGCTGAAGCGTTAGCATCAACACCAATTAATATATCATCTGTATTTACCGGAGTGGTTTTAAAAACCCCACTAAAATAATTGGTTTGATATTCTGAAACCACATTAACAGAAAACAAAAAACTCGTTCCGTTTGTAGGGTTGCTATCTAAAATTATATTAAGCCTTTTTCCCATTATCTTCTAAACTATATTTTAAAAACGATTCAACATCTAATCCGTATGCTTCTAATATTGTATTGTCTAATCCTTTAAATCCAACTGCAAAGGCATCAGTAAAAAATAAACTTGGCCTTAATCCTGTGTTGAATATCGACCTTCTAATATTGAAAAGCATTTGTGATCTACTTGCAAACTTTCCATTTGCTCTCGGTGCTATTCCTTTTCTAATTACCCATGCATTGATAGCAGTTTTGAACATTCCTTTAGGTGCTGTTCCTGTTCCAAATTTATAGGGGCTGTTTGGTGCTTTACTACTTGACCTTGCACCCTTAACTCCCAAGTCTTGAAACGTTCCATAATCTTCCATTGAAAATGAAATTTCAAAGCTGTTAGGACTTACTTTAAAATCGCCACTAATTGACTTTGATAAATTGCCTGTTGCATTCTTGCCTCTCTTTGCTAAATTAGTACGTGCTTTTGAAACAACCTCGTTTATAAATTGCTTCAATGCTATCTCCGTATTTTTTTGACTAACAGACATTGATTTCGTTGTTAGGGATTATCAACTCTAATTCAGTTCGCCACCCATCCAACAAGTTCATATCTTCAAAAATTATCGGTGTTAAAGTAGGGATATTATTTAGTTCAATCTTATCAGCATTATTTTGCAATCTTAACTTTGTAACCAATCTATTTAGAACAGCGTGGCAGGTGTTAAGATTATCCAACTCATTATCATTTTGCAACCATTTATCAGTTACTATTTTTTTACTTATATTTCTTAAATCAACAACAGCAACCTCAAACGTAAAAGATATAAATTGATTGTCAGCAGTTGAAGATGTTACCTGCAAATGTGCCAAAGGGAATACATTTTTTTTATTTATATCCATTCCCGATTTCAACCCATGTACAACAGTATGAACATTGACATCCTCTTGGAGCAACTCTTTTAATAGTTCAATCGTTAAATAAAATCCTCTCATTTGTTTTGCTTTTTAATCATTTCAGTTGCGCACTCTGCTTTTTCTTTTTCAAACTCCAATATCCTTAACGTTTTTGTAATTGGATATTCCAATACCTCCTCTTCTTCTTTGTGGTTCAATTCTGCTAAAGCTCTGATGCTAACATACCACCCCCATTTTGCGTTAAATAGGCTCTCCCTGGTTTGCTCTTTTTCAAAATAGACATCGAATAATCCACTGTGTAACTTCCTAAGTCGTTCAGTAAAGCGAAAAAAAAAGCACACGCACCCAAATAATATTCACTTGGAGCATCTTTAAATATTTCATGCGTTCCGGTATAAGGAGCAATATCATAAAATGGCTCTGTCTTTTTAAACCAATTACGTTTAAACTTTACAACAGGTCTATATAATATCGCCATCGCTTTGTAAAATGTTTCCGGCTTTGACATATACATTTCCAAATCAATATATTCAGCAGTTGAAAGATTATCCAACTTTGGAATGAATCCATAGTGAACGCCTTTATAAATAAATCTGCGATAAAAATTAGGATTGCTATTTAAAGCATTTGTAACTATTTCAGTTATTTCTTGAAAGTCTTTTAACTGTAATAGGTTTGTGTTTTCAATCTCACAAAAGATTGATACTAAATCTTGATTAGTCTGCTCCGAGTTTTGAAACTCTACAAATTGATTTAATGTAATATCCTGTAATGATGTTGGTATGTTTATCTTCATACCAATATAACGACAAAAAAGCGTTTTGATTTTATCTAAAATCAGATATTGATTTGCGAGAGTTACCGATTAAATCCCAAACAGCATATCCAAGGGCATCGAGTAAGTGATTGTAATCGTCAATAGGTGTTTGACTTTTCTTATCGTGCCAAACGTAATTATTCAATTCTTTAATTAGGTTGGAGCTTTCGCTGTCAACTATCAATTCATAATCTTGCACCAGGGCAATACGTTCAATTATCGTTGGTTTCTTTATGCCTTTAATATTTAAACCCCTGCTCTTTAATTCTTGAATAAGTCTTGGCTCTGCGCTATCTGCTACAATCAAAG